GAGTGTTTAACGTAGCATATATTGCAAGCGTGAAAACCAACAGCACATTGGCCCAGGATACTGGAACCTTTGTAGCCGCAGACACTGCAACAGCAACCACCACAACAGGTGATGTTCGTGGTACTTATGTACCAGGCACAGCATCAGACGGTATCAACCGTACAGTGATGGGAATTTTGTTACCTGGTATTGCCGTCGGTCCCAATGCTACACGCACTGGTGCTCTTGGCGTCACTCAAGCCTAATAGGAGAGACACATGGGACAATTTAAACCAATGGTAAAAATGGAAACAACTGAACCATCAGTTGAGTTAAAACTCAAAAAAGGTGGTCATGTTTCCATGAAAAAAGGTAAGAAAAGTGATAGTGGTCATCACATGATGGACGGTGGCATTATGAATGCCTTGTCTTCACCACGTCGCTCTATGGGTATGCCTCCAACTATGATGGGCGCCGCTCCCGCGCGTCCTGCCATGGCTTTGCGTCGTAAGGCTATGGCGGCAATGCCAACACCTATGATGAAAAAAGGTGGTGAGATGGAGTCCAAGCATGACCAAATGATGGAAGACAAGCGGATGTCCAGGCTTGAGGCTGAATTGAAAAAGCATGAAAAAATGCCTGCTCATTTAGCTCACAAAGGTATGGCATCAGGTGGTTCATCTGACGAGCGCATGAAAAATTTGGCAAAAGCCCGTGAGGCACTTCAAAAGTGTAAAGAAGGTGGTGGTATGCATCACTTAGACAAGTGCGAAATGCATTTGGCTAAATGTGGCGGTGGTTCCATGAAGAAAATGGCCACTGGCGGTGCTACTGGCAAAAATCTTGATGCATTTGAAACCAAAACTACCGTAAAAGGCAATGTTAAGCCTTTTGAAAAAACTGAAATGCATACTGCCAAAAAAGATAGTGCTCATGGTACTGGCGGAGTCAAAGAAGGTAATGGTGGTGGTTACAAAAAAGGTGGTTCAATTAATTCTGAAACATCTTACGGTGACTACGCTACTACCAAAGTTGACCAGGCTAAGCCTGATTCAGCACACGGTACTGGTGGCGTTTCTATGTCCAATGCTGGTGGTTTTAAAAAGGGTGGAAAAGCCAAATATAAAACTGGTGGTGGAGTAGAAAAGTACGCTGTTGATAATGTTGAGGGAACTCCTAAAGGCGTGACCAATACAACAACTGGTGAAGTCAAAGAGTCCAATGGTGGTGGTTACAAGAAAGGCGGTGCTTTAAAAAAGCATTTCGCCACGGGGGGCAGTGTTAACAACGCTGGTCACGCCGTGGTAATGCCCCAAGCAAGTAAGCCCGCATCTAAAGCAACAGAAATCAATATGTTATCTGGTGTTTTTAAAAAGGGCGGTCACGTAAAAAAGTTTGATGGCGGTGGTTCAACTGGTGACAAGATCATTGATCAAGAAAACCAGAGAAGACTAAATGAATTAAATACTACCAAGTATGAAAATCAACACCCATTTAAGACAATGTTTAACAATGTTAAAGAGTTTGTAATGGGGCCGCCTACAACTCCCGCGGGGAGCGTTACCAAGACTAAAGAGTCAGTCACGGTAGCACCACAAAAAAAACGTGGTGGTAGTATCAAGCGTTAAATAAGGTGGGGGCTACGGCCCCTACTTTTTAAGGAATTATTATGGGAACTTATTCTTCTGCAACTAGACAAGGTGCGTTTGAACCATTTGAATTGCAATTGAGCCGTGGACAAGTAGACGGTCATTCTTATTTATTTCAATTTGGTCAAGCGTCTACTGTTACCACAAATCAATCTGTTTGGGCAACTACTGGAGTTTACGCATTTCCTGCGTCGGCAACAGTAATGAAAATTTCAAGCGCAAACACAAACGACACTTCTGCTGGCAGTGGCGCGCGCACAGTATTTATTTCAGGTTTAGATGCTAATTACGCACCAATTTCTGAAACAGTTATTTTGAATGGTCAAACAGCCGTTAACACAACAAACAGTTATTTGCGTATCAATGATTTTTATGTTTTGACTTGTGGTAGTGGTAACACTGCCGCAGGAATTATTTATGCTGGAACAGGCAATGTAACAACTGGTGTTCCTGCAACCATTTATTCATTGATGCCCGTTGCATACAATTCTCAAACACAGGCAATCTATACGGTTCCTGCTGGATATACGGCATACATTACCAGCTACACATTCACTTCCAATAATACAACTGCTAATACCATTTGTTCTGGGTTTTTGTATGTTTACTTGTATGGAAATAATTTTCCAACTATTGAAGCATCTGCTCGATTTAATGCTGGTAGCGTATTTGACAGGCACTTTGATTGTCCTTTGAAATTTGCTGAAAAAACCGATTTTGATATGCACGTTTCTGCTGGCGCGTCTGGTCAAATGACAGGCGAAATGCATATAATTTTGGTTAAAAATCCTGATTAATCATGCCAAGTAAATCACCTGCACAACACCGACTGATGGAGGCCGCCGCCCATACCAAGGGTGGTTATGGTGGTGTACCCCAAAAAGTAGGCAAAGAATTTGTCAAAGCTGATCAAGGAAAAAAATTTGCAGATGGTGGCGGCTTGTATGCCAATATTCATGCAAAACAAGAGAGGATAGCCCATGGTTCAAAAGAACACATGAGAAAACCTGGCTCTAAAGGCGCTCCTACAAAAGATGCGTTTATTCAATCTGCTAAAACGGCTAAACACAAAGAGGGTGGACCATCTTTAGCTATAGGACGTGGTGAAAAGCTTTCAGTTGAGAAGGGAGCAGGTTTGACGGCCAAGGGTAGGGCAAAATACAACAGAGAGACTGGGAGCCATTTAAAACCCCCGCAACCACAAGGTGGCTCCAGAAAAGATTCTTTTTGTGCCAGGATGTCTGGTGTAGTAAAACATGCGTCTGGTGATGCTCCAAGAGCAAAAGCATCACTCAAGCGTTGGAACTGTCCAGGATGGTAAAAAATGTCATTTTCGGGAACTACTAGTCAAACAGTTGTTAACACACAAACCGTCATCGATCATGCGGTGCGTCGGTGTGGAAAACTTGCTGAAGAAATATCTTCAGAACAACAAATAGCGGCTAGGGAGAATTTGTATTTTCTTTTGTCCCATATGATGAACCGCGGAATACAGTATTTTGCTGTCAACAAGGTTGTTATAGGCTTAAATGCCAACCAGTATGAGTACACCCTGCCCAGTGGCGCAAACGACGCTCTAAACGTCTTATATCGCCAAATGGCACGGCCAAATGGTAGCTACACAACCAGTGCAAATGGTGTTGTGGCCAATATTTATGATGGCAACGTCAATACATATTGCCAGCAAACAACTGCAAATGGTAATTTCACGGTCAATTATGGTTCTACGGACCCACAATACATTGGATCAATTGGCATCATGCCTTATGTTTCTGGTGGTGGAAGTGCAACCTGGAGCTATTATTTGCAGGCATCCAGCGATGGAACTACCTGGAATAACATTTATACAGCTACTGCTGTGACGGTAACTGATGGCCAGTGGATATGGCAAGACATTGATCCTGGTTTTAACGTCATTTACTATCGAATTCAAGCATTTAGCAATACCACTTTGGCCCTGAGAGAGTGGTATTTGGGTAATAACAGCACAGAAATTCAAATGTCACGTTTAAATCGTGATGATTACACCAATTTACCCAACAAAAACTTTACTGCTAACCAACCTTTTCAATTTTGGTTTAATCGGACCATACCAAATCCAACTTTAGTCCTTTGGCCTGTGCCAAGTACATCATTTGTACAGATGACAGTGTGGTATTCAGCCTATATTGAAGATGTTGGAGCGCTTTATCAGCAATTGGCTTTACCTCAAAGGTGGTATGAGGCAACAATCTTTATGCTAGCTCACCGTATGAGCTTGGAGTTGCCCCAAATTGACCCAGCACGAATTGCATATTTGGAAAAAATGGCGGATAAGTTCCTTTACGACGTTGAGCAAGAAGAGAGGGACAAATCGCCAGAATATTTCGCACCAAATATTAGCGTTTACACAAGTTAACCATGCCAATATTTCTAAATACGCTTGGAAATGCAACTTTATCAATTGCAATATGTGATCGTTGCAAGATGAAACGCGCCCATTCAGTAATGAGAAATGACCCAAATTTTCCAGGATTACGGGTTTGTAATGAAGGCTGTGCGGACCAAAAAGATCCATATCGCCTGGCGGCCCGTAAAACTGAACGCATCAACATTCGTTTTCCCAGGCCAGATACAAACATCAATGTGGTCCCAGATGCAATAATTTCTACTGGTTATGACCAGTGGGAGTTATCGCCTGAACAAAACACGCAAATACCTGAGAATAATGGTAATCTTGATACTTTAAGTCCTAGTCCACCACAGAATCAATAGCCATGGCAAATGTAACAATTACCCAATTACCAACCGCTGGTGCCTTAACGGGTAGTGAGGCTGTTCCTGTTGTACAAAACGGCGTAACAGTACAAACTACAACGGGGGCTATCCAGGCTACGCCTGCACTCAGTTCGTACACGTTTATTACTGTAGGAACCACGGCGCCTTTGGCCTCCAGTAGGTACTTGGCGGCAGGGACTGGTTTAAATTTAGTTGATAACGGTGCTCAATCAAGCATTCAAATATCTTTGAATGGTTCTTCAGCATCACTCGAATCTGTTGGTTATGGAATGCTTGCCAAAAACGGTGCAAATACCATTATCAACAGGACCATTTCAATTACGGGAAATGGTCTTTCTATTGCCAATGGTGACGGAATATCAGGCAACCCAACAATATCTGTAAGCGGTGTATTGGCCAACTTTGCCAACACGTCTGGTACTGGCTTATTGACCATCAACGGTACAACTATCAGCCAGGCAACTTTGTCGGGCACCGCGGGTCAAATTACGGTTACAAACGCCAGTGGAATTGGTGGAAACCCTACGTTTTCATTAAATACTACGGGTGTTTCTGCTGGAACATACACAATTGCCACAGTTGCTGTTGATGTTTATGGGCGTGTAACTTCAGCGTCTAGCGCATCAACCACGGGTTCTGGTGCTGTAGTATTGCAGGCCAGCCCAACATTGACTGGTACTCCTATAGCGCCAACCGCATCAAATGGGACCAGCACAACACAAATTGCAACTACAGCATTTGTTGCAAACGCTATTTCTTCAGGTACTGGTGTAGTCAATTCATTCAGTGGTGGTTCAACGGGTTTAACGCCTGCTACAGCAACTTCTGGAGCAATTACCCTGGCAGGTACCTTGGCTGTTGCAAACGGCGGTACAGGGGTCACTACAAGCACGGGCGCTGGCAGTAATGTACTGAGTCAAAGCCCCACATTTACTGGTGTTCCTGCGGCCCCTACAGCGGCATTGAATACCAATACCACCCAACTGGCCACAACAGCATTTGTATTGCAACAGGTTAGTTCATCAGGCGGTGGTACGGTCACTTCAATTACTGCTGGAACAGGTTTATCTGGCGGAACAATTACCAACGCTGGAACAATTGCAATAGCAAATACAGCGGTAACTGCTGGTGCATATGGTTCAGCCACCCAAGTTGGCACGTTTACTGTTAATGCTCAAGGTCAATTGACTTTGGCTGGAAACACAACGGTAACCCCAGCAGTGGGCTCAATTACTGGTTTAGGCACCAATGTTGCCCTTGCTTTAGGAGTCAATGTAGGCACTGCTGGTGCTTTTGTGGTGAATGGTGGTGTTTTAGGGACCCCAAGTTCAGGCACATTAACAAATGTAACTGGGTTGCCGATTTCTACTGGTGTATCTGGTTTGGGAACTGGTGTAGCTACATTTTTGGCAACACCATCAAGTACCAACCTGGCGGCGGCTGTAACGGATGAAACAGGTACAGGCTCGCTTGTATTTGCAAATACTCCCACCCTGGTTAGCCCAATATTGGGAACGCCAACAAGTGGTACGTTGACAAATGCAACTGGGTTACCTTTGACTACAGGTGTCACAGGTACTTTGCCTGTAGGTAACGGTGGTACGGGTCAAACATCTTTAGCTGTAGGTGCTTTAGGGTATGGTGCAGGAACAAGCGCATATTCAACCCTGGCTATAGGTACTGCTGGCCAAGTTTTAACTGTTAATTCAGGTGCAACAGCGCCACAATGGTCTACTTTAAGTGGTGTGGCGGTTACTACTCTATCTTTTGGTTCAACTGGATTGACGCCTGCTACAGCCACTGCTGGAGCAATTACGGTGGCTGGAACGCTGGCCACGGCAAATGGTGGAACTGGAGTTACAACAACCCCAGCAAACGGTGCTTTATTGATTGGAAATGGGACTGGTTATACAAGTGCCACATTGACTCAAGGTAGCAATATAAGCATTACAAATGCCAGTGGTAGCATTACAATTGCATCAACATCCAACCAATCATCTGCATATGCATATTCTTGGTTCATTTCCTGATAAGGGTTAGAAATGCTAGTTTTAGACGCAACAACCAAATCAATTACAGTAGCGATGGCGGCAACCGCCACAACTACAAATCCAAGTTTTGTCACCGCTTATTCTGATGACACTGGGACTGCTTTTACTGAAGGTTCCAGCGATGGTGTTTTGAATGGTTCAACCCAGGTAACTTTGGTTTCGGCTCCTGCGGCATCAACAAGACGCCTGGTCAAAACCATTTACATAGAAAACAACGACACTGTAGCCAATACAATTACTGTCACCTACAACAACAATGGTACTTTGAGAATTATTGTCAAAGTAACTTTGCAAGTTGGAGATACCTGGTCTACTGATGGCACAACTGACACAAACGGAAATTTAAAAACAATTGCAAGTTTGGTTAGTTTAACTAGTGGCGTAACTGGTATTTTGCCTATTGCAAACGGTGGTACGGCCACGGCTTATGGCGTAAACGGTGGAACTTTCTAATGAATGAAATTACAATGGTGAAAAGGATTTAATCATGGCCCAAGCTGGTTACACACCAATCTATTTGTACAACAGTGGAACAACTACTAATGTACCTACCAACACCAATTTAGGTGCGGGTGAACTTGCAATTAACTACACTGATGGAAAATTGTTTTATAAAGACAATTCCAATGTTGTTCAAGTTATTGCAACTAAAGCATCAGCGGCAATTACAATTCCTGTGACCCCTGCACAAGGTGGTACAGGTGTAGTAAATGGCGCAAATAACACGATCACATTCACAGGTAACTATACTCTAGGGTTGACATTAACTGCGAATACTTCTGTCACGCTTCCCACTTCTGGGACTTTGACCAACACTGGCAAGGCCATTGCTATGGCCCTCATTTTCGGATTTTAAGGAGCAATCATGGCTAACCCAAATATAGTTAACGTATCCAGTATTTATGGAAATACAGCTTATGTTATTCCAAGTACCACAGGTGCAACAACATCTTGGACTTATAACGGTACAACAACCCTGACAGGTTTAACTCCTGCTTCTGGTACTGTTAACAAGATTGATAACATTGTAGTATCTAATACAACTTCAAGTGCGGCTAACTGTACAGTCGGTATTGGCAACAATGCCACCTTTGGTAGTGCCACTGTAATTTCATATTTGGCTTATCAGATCAGCGTACCACCAAATGCATCTGTGATTGTGACTGATAAGACTACTGCATTCTATTTGACTGAGAACCAATCAGTTGGCGTGACTTCAGGTACTGGATCAGCTTTGACATACACAGCGTCATTTGAAGCAATTAGTTAAGGACTGACCATGAGTTTGACTCATATCGGTGGCGTTATCTCTGCTCAATACAATGGGCTG